ATGCGATTGATGTTGAAGCATGGGGCAAGACCGCTGAGATCATCGTGGACAAGCTGAAGAAAGGTGATTCGATCTTTGTATCTGGCAACCTGCGGATGCAGGAATGGCAGGATAAGGACAGCGGCACCAAGCGCCGCAAGCACGTGCTGAGCGTGCAGCGGTTTGAGTTCCTGCCACGCGTCAAGGTTGAGGAGGACGTGTTCTGATGGAGCAAGCATTCCGCAAGTGGTGGCAGGAGTCCTATGGTCTGCCGCCTGGACCGCACGCAGTCATGACCCACGTCGCGTGGGTTGAGCATGTGCTTAGCGGCCCAACTCCTGAACTGCCGGACGGCTTGGTTGAGGAGTGGTCGAGCCTGGGTGGTGAGGCCACGCTGGCCGAATCGGACCAGCACATCGCTAAGCAGGCCGTGGCCTGGACATGGGAGCGCCGCGCACTGGGGGCGTTACCTAAGTGATGGTGTATCCCATTTGGCTGCTGATGATGGCGACTGCCTTTCTGGCGATTGGCAATCATCCCTGGCTGGCGTTGATGACTCTGGCGCTCTGTTTCACGCTGAGGTGCTGTTGCAATGACTGAACCTCTCTCCCCCGCCGCGCAGGCGGTGCGTCATGCCGCAATTTGCGCCGGCCCAGAGCTGGAAGGTCGCATCGCCGCCGCCCTGCGAGCTGCAGCGGATCAGATGGTGCTCATGCGTCCCCACGGAGGCCAGGCTTGGACTGTTGAGCAGGTAGTCGCGCACACGGTGTTGCAGGACGCACTAACAAAGGCATCCGACCTGTTAAACGCCATCGCCGCCGAGCTGGAGGGTGGCAATGGCTGACTTCCGCGCCATGTGCGCTGAGCTGCTGGAAGCTCTCGAAAACGCTATCCGCGTGATTTACCACGAAGACGGTACTAAGCACATCAGTACAGCCAACCCGGTGATCACCCGCGCCCGAGCCGCCCTGGCCCAACCCGAGCCGCAGGGGCCAAGTGATGAGGAGCTTCGTGAGCTGCGGCGCTTCCACCAATGGCCTATTGGCGAGTTCCTGTTGTTTACCATTTCACGCGCCGCCCTCGCCCGCTGGGGCCGCCCCGCCATCGAGCCGGTGCCGGTGAGTGAGCGCCTGCCGGGGCCGGAGGATGTAAACGACGATGGCGAAGTATGGGTCGAAGAGCCCGCTTACGATTATCCGTTGGGTGACACTGGCGATTACGACAGCGAGCCCGGCAGATGGGTGCTAAGGCCGCTCTCGTCCCTTGATAAGCGCTTCAAACGACGCTGGCTGCCCCACTGGGCGCTGCCGGTGCCTGGGGTGGAGGATGCCGATGCTTAACGCCCTGCTCGCCCTCGCCCTCCTGCTCGCCCTCGGCGCAGCGGTTGAGCTGTGCATCAAAGCGGCCTTTGTGCGCCTGCTGCCGTTGCTGCTGAGGTTGCCGTGAAACCACTCCAGCTGTACCGCGTGGCATTCAGCCATGCCGCACCGCTCCACCTGATGGCCCGTGATCTTGCGCACGCCATCACCAGTAGCAAGGAGCTGTGCCCTGATGCTCAGTTACTGAGCGCCACGCTGATGCCCGAATGGGACAACACTGATGACCTGAACCATGAGCGCTGATTCAATGAAGGATTACCTAGCCGAGATCGGCAGGTTTCCGCTACTGACTGGTGAGCAGGAGATTCAGCTATCGCGCCAGGTGCGGCGGATGATTGAACTGCAAGCGATGAAAGGCGAACGCACGAAAGAAGAGCTGCGCGCGATCAGGCGCGGTCAGCGTGCGCGTGAAACCATGATGAACTGCAACCTGCGGCTAGTAGTTCACATCGCCAAGCGTTACACCACTCGGCTGAAGTGCAATGGCCTGGAGCTGATGGACCTCATCCAGGAAGGTGCCATCGGTTTGAATCGCGCTGTTGAATTGTTCGATGGCACCAAGGGCTACAAGTTCAGCACCTATGCCTATTGGTGGGTGCGGCAATCAATCACACGCGCGATTGATACCAAAGAGCGATTGATTCGTGTGCCGCAGCACATCTTAGATACGACGTACAAGATCGCCAAGCTGCAACGCGAGCACATGCAACAGCATGGCAAGTCAATGACAACTGCTGAATGCGCCAATGCACTTGGCATCACGCAGCATGAAGTGCAAAGCTACGTGATGCGAAATATTCCGCATTCAAGCTTGGATCAACAGGTAAGCGATACAGGTTCAGCGCTAGGCGATTTGATTGCCGATGAACCAGCACCTGAAGAGCTGCACCAGGAGTATGGCGAGCAGTTGCAGTTGTCGCTGATGGAGTTGAATGACTTAGATAGAAAGATCGTCTGTGGGTATTACGGCATTGGGGCGACGCAGCAATCTCAACACGAAATGTCCAAGGAGCTTGGTGTAACGCGCAGCGCGGTGGGCGATCGACATCGCCGCACGATGCGCCGATTGCGGCTGCGGTTGGTTTATCATCGCAGCTAGTTCCAGCTCGCAGATATAAGCAGTCGCTTGCTTGATCAGTTGCGCTTGGTATGCGTTTTGCTTGATGATTGATGCGCATAGCTTGCGTACATCATCAGCGTTTTCATGCGTGAATGCTGCGCGTGATTGCGCCTCAATGCGCAGCTCTTCTTCAATGGACCATGAAATAACCAGCCACTTTGCCCAGGTCATGACACCAGCATGGCCCACCCGGTGCCGGGGCCATCAACCTCCCAGCGGCGCAGCCAATTCTTGCGGCTGTAGGCGATTCCAGCGCCTTTGGTGTGATTGAGGTAGCCGCCGTTCACCATGTCGGCCTCACCGTTCGGATCATTGTGGATGTAGGCGCCGCTGGTTGCTCCGATGATTACGGACCAGTGGCCGCCACCAGTAGGTGCGCCGACAGGTCCTTTATGAAGCCAGCCGACCATCACGGGGCGCCCGGCTTCGAGCTCGGTCTCGATCACGGCAGGGTTGCAGTTGGTCCGTAGCCGTGCGGTTAGCGCCAAGGATTGCAGCGCCTTGATCTGCGCTTGCGCGTTGGTGGTGTCGCCGTAGGTGGCGCGGATCTTGTTGTAGGCATCGTCGCTGGTGACCTTGCCGTAGAAGCGAGCCACCATGGCAGCGCTGCTGCTGAAGCATTCGCGGTAGCCGGTGCCGCTGGCGTTGTCGTTCTGCGCCTCGTAAGGGACGCGCAGGAGGATGCCCTGCTGTTGCGGTTGCGGTGCGTCCTTCTGCCAGAGTGCGCCTTCGGCCTTACGGCGCCGCAGCAGGCCAGCCTCAACGGCAGTGCCAGGGTTGCGGTAGAGCAGCATGGCTGCTGGCACCGATGCCCAATCCTTATCGCGCAATGCTGCGCTGATGGTTTCAAACCCAGTGCTGCCGTAGAACCCAGCGCCGAGGTTGTAGGCAAAGCTGATCAACGCGCAGCGCTGCGGATCGGCCATGCTTGCCCAGTGCGGGATCGTGCGCAGGCGTTCGGCGATGCGGTCCACCTCCAGGCGGAGCAGCATGTCAGCTTCGATTACGTTGATCTTGTCGCCGCGCTGCACGGCGCTGCCATCCGGGAATCGCGTGGTGCCGTATCCGATCGTCCACGGATCGCCGCCGCTCAGCGGATCGGGATAGGCGCTAAGGTGGCAGCCTTCAAATTCCTTGATTAGCTGGATCGCATCGGCAAGATCGGTCTGCTTGCCGGCTGTACTCCATGTCTTGAACCATGGCTGATCGCGGCTCAGAAGGCGCGGGCCGATTACAGCCTCCAGTTCGCTGATCGCCGCCAGCTGATGCGGCAGGCCCTTGAAGTACCGAAACAGGTCAATCAGCCGCAGTGGTTGCGTCATGGCCGTTGCAGGTGCTGCGGCACTGACTGCCGATAGCTGAATGCGCTCTTGATTTCGGACCAAATGACAGGACTGAGCATGGCGGCGACGACAGCGAGGATGACCACCTGCGCCATGCGCGTCTCCAGTCGACCGACGCGGACGCCTAATCCGCTCCGCTCAGTCTTGTCGGAGATGGCGGCATCAAGCAGCTGCTTGAGCTGGCCCTCCAGTACACCAATGGCGCGCAGGATCTCGCCGTGCGTTGGCTCAGTCACCGCTTGCGGGATGCAATGCCACGCAATGCGCCGAGGATCAGCTGGGTCCAGCTGTTAGCGCGAACGCCAGGCACGATTGCCAGCAGTTCAGAGCCAGCCAGCAATGCCACGGCGATGCTGGTGATGTCTTCCGGTGTCATCTAAAGTTGTCAGCTGCCGACAGTCTAATTCTGGAGCGTGAGCGTGCTGGCCGCCAGAGAGAAGGTGCCGTTGCTGGTGGTGATGTTGCTGTTGAAGTCGTTGTAGGCAACCAGCTCATCAGCACTTGCTAGTCCGCCGCGGGATTTGTAATACACCGCGCCGCGTGCGGTGATGGTGCTGCTGGTCCAGGAAACCGCTGCAAACTGAATGGTCACCTTGTCGTTAGCGGTGTCCTTGGTGACAGTGACAGGCACGCTGATGCCACCAGCGGTGTAGCCAGTGCCGCTGACTTCGTTGGTGACGGCAGAGCGCTTGAGGTCGGTGTCCTTGTCCGCGTTGTAGGACGAGGAGACCAGCATCACTTTGAAACTGTCGGTGTCGAAATCGATGGCGTTGCGCGCCATGTCATCGATACAGGAGTTGTAGACGAAGGAAGCCATCAGGGTGCAGGCGGCTGCGGCCAGGTGATGTCAAACGGGTTGGCAGCATCGGCAAGGTCGCGCAGCGCCTGGCGGTAGGCGGCCCATGCTTCACGATCAGCGCCGAGGTCGTAGTCAGCAATCTGCGTCCAGTCGCATGACTGCAGCAGCTCGATGCGCTGCTGGCGGACCTTGGCGTGCTGCGTTTGCAGCTCATCGAAGCTGTAGGGGCGCACGATGTACTCAAGCGCCTCGCTGTCCCAGTCGATCGTTTCCAGCTTCGGGTTGCACTCAGGTCGCTCGTATGGGCCGCTGTAACCGGCACGCTCCAGCTCGTCAGGCGTGAAGGTGCTGGCGTCCGTGCGGGTGCTGCCGTCCGCAAAGCGGATGCGGTGGGGGAGGGGTGCTGGAAGGGTGGCGTTGTGGGAGTAGAGCATGGTCAGACCAGCGTGATGCCCCATTTAGAAGCAAGCGCGTTTTGTACTACTGCCCGATCACCGCTGCCCAATACGGAAGAGAAGCAGACAACTTCAGCGATCAGGCCGCGCCAGCCACGGTTGCCGTTTCCGCGATCCCTTCCAATTTGGAATCCTCCGGTAGTTCCAGTGATGGCCCCACGCGTATCAAGCATTCGCAAGATGCAAGGGCTTGCAATTTCTGAAAACACATTGGAGTATCTATCTGTTGTGCCACCATTCAAAAAGACTCGATCTATGTAGTAGTCTCCGCCAAGTGGCCCCTCAAAGCCTGTACCTGACCCGTTCATCATGATTGTCTTGGCAACGTCTGTATAGCTACCAAGCAATCCTGAGTTTGTAATGCTGCTGGTCTCGCTGCTGTCTGCTACGCAGTAGATTTCTTCAACGGTAAAACCTGTTGTATCGGTATTGCGCAAGTAGTTGCTATGAGCACTGGTGCCCCAATCTGACACCTTGTAGCCGTTGATTGTTGTCGCGTAGGTTGGTCCGGTAGCACTGGCTGTCAGTGTACGGCCAAGGCTTCCTTTGTCTGTAATCTGCGTAATCTGTCCGCTTGATGTTGTGACAGTTGACTCATCTGCGAAGTCATACCAGAGAACTGGATTTAGCCCGGCAATACCTCCAGAAATTGGCCAGATTGCTGCACGCTTGGCCACGCTCTGCTCATTCTGAAACCACAGCCCCGATGCGGTGCTGCCTGTCGGCGTGCGCCTGACGCCCATCAATCCGCCGTTAAAGCCAAGCATCAGCTGATGTCCTCATAGCTGATGACCAGTTCCAGGTCGCTGGCAGCGCTGGCCTGTGCGCGGAGGCTGTGCCCTTCCTCCAGGTAGATGTAAGCCTCGCGGGTCACCAGCACTTGCGTGGCGTCGGCTGGCACGGCGATGGTCTTGCCGATAGCGAAGCCGGTGGTGCCGTTGTAATGCTCCAGGCTGATGTCAGCT